AAATACCTGGCGGAACGTAGCCGTGATCGTATTCACGTTTGCGTAACGAAGATCACGCGACCAGCTTTCAACAACCCATTTGTATGCAGTCGCTTCATCCAACGGTGTCCAATCAAAACTGGCGTTATCAGCGGCGCGGGCATCAAAGAATGCCTCGATGGCATCCGCATCGGTGCTGTCCTTAGCCGTCCAAGTCAAATCCCAAACACGCGGATTTTGATTCAGCCCATACGTAAGACGTTGTTCGTAGCCATCACCAAACTGCACCTTGCGGACAACCGGTTGGCTTTTGCGTGATGCACCAAAATCAGGCGTGGTGCCGCCTGTACTGGTGCCAACAGTGGCGTCATTGAAAGTAGCCATTACGCGAGCAAGCCTCCAGGACGCTTCTGTTTGATCAATTCTTGCTGAACGGCAATACCAATTGCCTTGCCAAGAGCATTGGCTTGCTGCCCATCGCCTTGAACGTTGCTGCCATTGGCGTCGACATTCACAGTCACATTACCCATGCCTCCGCCGCCCTTCATTGTCACTGGAATTGTGCGGCCATCAGGCAGCGGCACATAGGCTTCAGGACGGCTGCCTTCGCCGTAAATCGCCATCTGTGGGCTGGTTGCGATACCACCACCGGCGTAACGCTTGAGCTTGAGCGGACCGCCAGCGGACATGATGCCACCCATGGCAAAGCCATATTGAGCGACTCCCTGATTGAAAGATGCAACAACATCAGTCGCGGGAGCAGTGGGCGTAAATATCCGACGCATAAATCCGATGGATTGCTCAATCACAAAAATCCTGAGCAATTGACGAGTGATATCCTGTAGTACTGTTGCGGCAATATTTTGTAAACTTGCGCCCCAATTTTCACTGCCTTGAACAAGCAAATCAAAAGTATTTGTCATACTGCCGCCAATTGCATCGTAAATGCCGCCAAATTGACGAGCGTGTTCATTGGCAAGAAGTTGTTGTTCTTGCAGTTGGAAAACAGTGGATAGTTGGTCTTTAGAAATATTGACGAGTGCCTGCTCTTGGTTTATTTGCGTCCTCAACGTATCCGCATAGGTTGCATTACCTTGCCGAATGGCCTCTTCAAGAGCTGCACGTTTTTCAACAAGTTGAGCCTCGGGAAGGCTGATCTCCTGATAAAAACGACGCGCCTGTTCGAGGCGTAATTGTTCTTGTTCGTAACCAAGACGAGCGGCAGGAGAGGTGGCCAATCCTCCTCGCATACCAGCAATTTCAGTAGCAAATCCAATTCGACGCTCGAATCGTTGACCACGATTTTGAACTTGATTGATTTGCTGTTCTAACCGAAGTTGCAATTCTGCTTCTTGGCGCTGAAGGCGACGTTGTTGTTGCTGTCTGATTAACAGCTCTTGCTGCCTTCCGTAAATTGCAGCAGTTTCACGAACAGTGCCATTTATTTTGGCTTCAATCATTGCGGCTTGATATTTTTGATCAAAAACCGCCAGCTCTCTTTGCTCGATAGATTTCAACTCGGTGACACGTTGCTTTGCATTCTGCAGTTCGGTTCGCGAATAATCAGCAATTTCTCTTTCAATTTGCAGGACTTGATCGCCAACTTGCAGATATTCCAGATATGCATCAGCCTGTCGCTTTTGCAGCCTTAAGCGTTCATCAGCAGCTTGCTTGGCTTCACGTGCAGCACGTTCAGCGTCACGTTGGTTTTCCTCTTGAACCTGCCGGTCTATTTCAGTAATGCGCTTTTGATATTCAAGATTTATCTCGCGAACACGAAGGATCTTTAGCTCTTTGCTAATTTCACCAGCTTTTTGCTGTCTAATAATTTCATTGTAAGCAATGATTTTTTCGGTAAGTGCAACTTGTTTTTGGGTTATTGAATATTGCTGTGAGTTTGTTCCAAGGATGTAACGAGACGCTTTAATCTGAACTTCAAGCAACGCGTTTTGATCTTTTTGAGCTGCAACCTGATTTTTGGCAACTTGGCTCAATGCATCTTGCGTCGGACCGGTATCACCAAAAAGTTTCTGGAATGATTCGCTTTTGTATCTAAATTCCTCGAACCGAGCGGATACCGCCTGCAAAGTCAATAAAAGTTTTTTGAATGTTTTGTCAGTATTTTCAACTCTTTCACCTTGCCTCCTCAAAGCTTCTGCATTTTCCTTGCCAATAACAGCGGATAGCTGCCGAATTGCCTCGCTAGCAGCAGCTTGTGTTTGGCCAGACTTTTGTAAATTGCTGATGTAGTTTTTTGTTGTTGGATCTAAATATCCAAGTTGTTGCTCAAGAAAACCAGCGGCATCGCCACCTTCACGAAGTGATTTAGCAAAGTCTCGTGCGCTTTGAGCAATGCGATCAAAAATCTGACCAATAGCACCGCCAGCAATCTGACCAGCAAAACCTTGCCCAATAAATGAACCGGCAGCAGAGCCAAGAATTGAACCGGCTCCTGCACCAAACATCGCCGGGAAGCCGACACCCAAACCCAAGCTTTCCAACTGTTGAGTTGTCGCCTCGCCTCTTTGGCGCTGCAAGCGAAGCTGGGCAACCCTAGTAGCTCTTCTGGCGCGAGATAATTCCAATGCGCCTGGGGCAAGATTCAAGCCGCCCGTGAGTTGCTGCAAACCGCGTTCTGTGTAAGCAGGCAGAGCAAGTGGACCGCCAACATTCGGAGCCAAGCGACCGCCAATATCGCTCAGAGCTTGTGAACGCATTGCAGACATACGCTCTCTGTTCTGAGCGCGCATGTATTCAACTGTGCTTGCATTTGCAGCCGCTTCGTCCTGAGCAAGTTTTGTTTTTTGACGCTGGAGATTTTGACTAAGTCCAGTAATACCAAATTGCTCACGAGCCAGATCAGTTAATCTTTGCTGCGCTTGCACTGCAGCAGCATCAACAGGTGCTGGACGGCCTAAGTATGCCCTTGTTGCAGCAGATGGCGTAAGATTTGCTGCTCCTTGGCGAGCGATAACTTCTTGAACTGTTGGCGCTTGTGTTCCACCTGGGAGTCCCAGATATGACCGAGTCATAGAGCTGGGCGTCAAATTAGGAGCGCCTTGGCTAGCTACAACGCTTTGAACCGTTCGTTCAACATTACGATTGATTGAAGCTGGTGTATTAAGATAACGCGCCGTTGAAGCCGAGACGGAACCAATTGCTCTTGAAGCTTTATTGGCTACATCCGTAACGTGAACATATGTCCGCGATATTTTTTGTAGTTCAGTATTGAGTTTCTTGATTTCAGAAGATGCAACCGCATAGGCATCCGATGAACCCGAAACATTTGTTCGTATCTTTTCCCATAAATTGATTTGCGCTTTGAGAGTGCTAATGCTACTTCCAGAAGATTTGACTACCTCTTTGATTTTTTCAACGTATTCTCCAAGATCAAGAGAACCTTGGTTTGTTGATTTGGCAAGTTCATTGACAGTTTTTTTAAGCTGCTCTAACTGTTGACGATTTTTAACGTCAACGACAATCTGAACGGATGTCTGGTTTTGCTGCGCCATTACCGTTTCCGAGTGTCGTTCATGCAGATGAGAGCAGCTCGCTCCATGACCTGTATGCCTTCAAATAAAGCGACAGGCTCAGCCACTGCATACAGCTTACATAGCCATTCCAGACTCGGGTAGTGCAAACCAACAAGACCAGACATGCTGGCCTGCCACTGGGTGGATAAACGCACAAACATCATCACGATGTCCCAGTTCTCTTCCCAGACCTCAAAGTCTTGAGAAGCTGAATCCAAATGCAAAGAGGCAAGCTGTTCAGGCGTTGCCCCTAATGCTTTCAAATCATCTTCGCGTTCATCAACTACGCCGCCCCGCACCCAGTATTGAGCGGCGTTTTCTAGTTTTTTCTTGAACCCGTGTAAATCGCCTCGACGTAAGCATTCATGATCCCGCGTACGGCACAAGGATCATCACAAAGCGCAATGATACTTTCGTCGTTAAACGCAACTTCTTTGCCAGCCTCATCTTTCATGCCGGACCAACCTTCAAGTAAACCCGAGAGAACGGCATAGTCGCCTTGCTCTACAAGTTCATTGAAGGCTGATCGAGGCACTTTCTTGAAAACGACCTCAAAAGTTTCCTTGACGTAATCCCCATCGCTGGGAATTTCAACGGTTACCGGCCACTTGAAAGAAGTGGTTTTTTTGAGGACGAAGGCCATGAGCAGAAATCAGGTGAACACCAGCGACATCTCGTTGTTGCCAGCCGTGGTGGGCAGAGCCAAGTACGGCATGGACAGCGCGATTACGCCGTTAGTATCAGCGTAGCTGCAACCGGTGATGTCGGTCTGGGCTGCGTTGACAGTCACGATATTGCCGGCAGTGGCGCCCAGCACGAGGCTTGTGGAACCAGTGGCGGAAGCAACGGCCTTGGCGAAGAAGTCGGTGGTGCCAACAGCAGGAGCCTCGATCACAGCCGTACCACCAGGGGCGCGGTTGGTGATCAGAACCTCTTTATTGGAAGCGGTCTCCTTGTACAGCAGCTCGTTGTTGAGCGCCATGTCGAACGACTCAATGCGGGAGCTGGTCACACCGTGGAAGGTGGCCGTGGTCACGTTGGTGTCGTTGACCTCGATGGCAGCAGCCTGATTGGCAACAGTGAAGGAGCCAGACAGAGCGGTGTCATCAGGCGCGTTGTAGATGCCGATGAACTGGAAGCTGGCAACAGCAAACTGACCAGCAGTCAGGTTGAAGCTCACAGTGCCGCGTGCGCCGGTGATCTTGTGGCGGGTGCCGTCGTAGAAGCAGTAGATCGTGGCGGAGCTGAAGCTGCTGCTCACCGGGGCGTAGGTCACCGAGGTGGAAGAAGCAATCGTCTCGCTCAGGCCGCAGGACTTCAGCAGCGGACCAAAAGCAGGGGCGGTGCCAGCAGTGCCAGAACCAGCCAGCTCAACATCAAAGGTCACGCTGACGCGCTTGTTGGCAACCAAAGTGCCACGGGTGCTGTTACCAAGGAAGCCTTGATAAGAAGCCGCTTGAACGTTGTCCGATTCAATCGGAGTTACTTCAAGGTTGGTAACTTGAACCGCGTCAGAACCGCCGACAGGACTAGGGTCAGTCCCATAGGTTGACTCAATCTTCGCGATCAGAAACTTCTTCCGAGTCA